GCTTGGATCAGTGTATTCTGGTCTAGCAATCAACTTAGTAAGACGCAGATCATCAATCAGGCCATCGAATCGATACTGATTGTTACCGAACGCGCCTACTTGTACATAGCTGGCCGGACCAATTCCGACGCTAATACGAACAGTGGCATCCTCTTCGCCGTTTATAAAAATCTTCCAATTACTGGCTGATTTAGTGAAACACAGATGCACCCATTCCCCTGTAGGCACATCTGAGGCGGAGGTAAGCATCACCTCATATGCAGTATTGCCAGCCGCAGAGGTAAAAATTTTAACCTTGTTGCTTTGAAGAAATACCTGACAACTATTTCCGGTGGTATAAAGATATTGATACGCGGAGTTGGGGTTTCTGTAGACCCACATCTCCAGCGTAAAGTTGGTACTGCCAGTAAGTGCTTGAGACGTATTACTGCACTGCAAATATCCCGCGCCAGAAAGGTTTAGTGAGCCAGTGCCGTACTTGTAGTTATCGGTGGACACCTTGGCATTGTTCACCACGGTGATTTGGTTTTTCGCCGAGGCGTCAACAATATTCTGCGATCCGTCAGCCTCATCATCGCAGTTAATTAACACGGCTACATTAGGCCAATAAGGGTCTGGGTCTGGATCTGGTTTGGGATCTGTGCCGCCATCAGGACAGTCACACTGCCTAACCCAGCCAGTACCGTTGAACTCCCACACGCTACCGTTGGGGTCGGTGTACTCTGTATCTACATTGGGGTCAGGGAAGGTTAGCATTGTTGTCGCCTCCAGCGCCGCCAATGGCAACCCACTCGGCGCCGTACCAGATATATAGGTAACCGTCCGTGCTGGAGAACCATTGCTCGCCCAGCTCAGGATTAGCGGGTGGTGAGTCTAGGATCGGGATGTTGCAATCAACATCACCGCCGCCACCACCTGCCCACATCCATCTGCCCGTGACCGGGTCTAACTCCCAGCCCACGTTCTCGGGGTTGTCTATCACTCTTGTGTTCATGTTGTAGGAAACTCCAGCCACTTATCCTCATCCCAGATGAATACCTTGCCCATAGTGACATCAAGCCACTGCATACCGTTCATCTTCTCTGTCGGCTCTGTATCGGAGATCACCAGCGTGGCGGCTGAGAATTTCACGCCATAGCCGCTGCTCTCAATGCTGACGCCAGACCCAGATTGGAAATTGAGATCCTGCATTGAAAACACGTTTACCGTGCCGGCGCCATCAACCTTATAACGCCAGTATTGATAGTTATCGGCGTTCGTATCGACACCAATAAACTCTGCCGTGTTGAGCGCGGTGACCTTGCCATCGCCCAGCTTTGTGTACAGGTGGCCGCTATCAAGATCGACAGCAAGCTCAGCCTCTATAACGTCGGACGAGCGAGGAACACCACGGCCGCTCTTTGCTGTAATCTGGGTCACAATTAATACGTGCCGCCACTGATGGCGACAATCGACGCCTTGCCGTCCAGTGCGTCCTTTAAGCCATTAACGTCATCAATCTCATGACCGTGCCCGTCAGCGGCTAGGCCGTCTAAGGTATCCTGCAGATCCACGATGTCACTGATTGGATGAGTGTGATCCTCTGGCGGGAACTCGGTCGGCTTGTTGCCAATAGATCCCCAGTCAACAGATACGGTTGCGTCAAAGTGGATACCCGTGTAGCCGTTGCCCTGATCCTCTGAAACCAGCCAGTCGCCAGAGTTGTAAGTTCCGCCGTCAAAGGTTCCACCCTTCTCGCAGATAAAGTAAATGTTGTTGGAGCCAGCAGGTGGGTCAAGCGGAATGGAGCCAACAGAGAAACCCGCGTCAGATCCAGCGTCAGTGACTTGGGTAATCGTCTGCAGTGACATGTCAACAGTACCGCCAAACGTCAGGTTTCCTTGCAGCGCGCCAATCTCAGAATCAAGATTGGAGAGATGGAGGAGAATGTCATCTATCTCGACATCGAGCGTCTTGCCCTTACCGTCGTTTATCTCGGTATACACATGGTCGTGTTGCTCTGGCTTAAATTCAGTCGGCACGTTGTCGAGTTGCGACCAGTCAATCGTTTCCGTACTGATGTCAGAGCCAATTTGCTCAACGGACTGACCCGTGGGGTCAAGCGTCCACATCTGATAGTTTTGCAGGTCGACAAGAACCTCACCGCCTGCCCCGCCAAAATCACTGACGCTCGGCTTGCCAAGTCCGTGACGCAAAAAGATTCTAGTACTCATTATGTGTAACTCCCTTGATTAATATGATCCGCCGCTCACGAACGACTGCTTTGTTGTGTTTTCACCTGAAAGATTGGTAATTGGTTGTGGCTTGTTAGTAATAGCCGCCCAATCTGAAGATCCTCCGCCAGATCCGTTAATAGGCACCCACTGACCATCCATGCGGCCATAAACAGAACCATCCTCTGGTGCCTCCTCGAGGCCACTGTCTCCGTGGGGAAACTCCAGCCATTTATCGTCATCCCAGATAAATACAAGCCCAGTGGTGGACTCGAGCCACTGCATCCCCGTAACAGGGTCAGCGGGCTCTGTGGGCGATATGACCATTCCGGCGCCGGTACCCTCGCCGCCAGTGCCACCAATTGACCTCCACATACCCGGCTCGACGTATTCCCACGTCCTGCCGTGCTCGAAATGGGTTGTGCCGTATGGGACGTTTTGGGGGAAGTTGACTACACGCTCTTTCACACCTCGCCCTCCAGTTTTGCCAGCCTCGCGGTTAGCTCGGCGATCTGCTCCTCCATCCGCACAGACGTATGGGCCTTTGGCGCAAAGTCGAACTTTACGAAAACCTCCTCGCCCGTCCTCCACGTGTGGTGTTCGCCGTCATCCCAGCTCTTGCCCCAATTCTGCAAACGCACGGAGTCCTTTGAGTGGTTAAAGTACAGGGAGTCAAAGTAATAGCCCTCGACGGGGATGATCTGCTTAGACCATAGCGATCTGGCAAACATGGTCATCTCGCCGGGGACGCTAACAATGGCGGTGGATGAGGTTTTTGCCGCCTTGCCAAGATATCCGTAGCCGTAGCGATCTAAGGTACACAGCCTGATGTTTGATGGATCGGTGAGACTTCCCTGCATATACAGGCGACCTTGGCTCGCTCCCGTAAAGCCGTCACCAGAGTCCGTTGATAGATTGAATCGCAAGTAGGTAGGGAATATCGATGTCTCATCCCTAAACTGAAATATCTCATCATAGGTAACGGGGACTTTCTGCAACGGCGTAGCCATAGCGCCGTCGTTCAAATACCAAACTACTGGATTTGGAACGTAGTAATATTGGCCGGTAGACTCTTCCCTTTGCTTGCAGCTTAAATCCCTGCTATCAACAGTGAGGACAACCCAGTCGCCCTTATCTTCAACACCATCAACGCGCACCGAGACTGTCTGCCTGAATGCCTCATCCCCAACCTCATCAGTAATCGTTACCGTGAAGATAGAGTCGGCGTTAAATGAGTAATCCCAGACCTCTCCATTTTGGTCTGTCTTGCTCAGCGCAATGGATGTCGTCTCTGCTGGTGTGTAGCTGCCAAACGAAATCTCACCTTTAGCAGGGACTCGCCCGGCAGCAATAGACTTCAAAGGCCCGTAAGGGGTAAACGGCGTGTCGCCAGATATATCACTATCGCCGCCTACGATGCTCTTAACGTAACCCACAGTGGCAAGGTTGGTGTTTCCCTCCATCTTGCCGTAGTAGTTGACAGCATCAATGCCGCCAGTGTTGTTGTGATATACCTGTAAGAGCTTGTGGTTAGTGCCTTCGCTGGTCCTGCCCTTTAGCTCAAATCCACCGCCCGGTACTGTGGTTCCCTTATTGACAATAACGCGCTTGTCGATTGTTATGCGTGCAGATCCGTCTTCAACGATGCTTTTGCTGTCACCACTGAACCTGATGTAATCAGTGACCAACTGCGCCTCAAGCTGGCCCGTCATCTTGTCGCCGGACTTCTTGACGTAATCGTCTAGGTCTGTACTCTCGCCAGTGAACGTGCGGAATAAAATATCCCAAACATCATTAACTACCCACTGCCTATCATTGGGGTATATCTCTGGATCATTTACCTTGATCTTTGTCCACGTACCCTGATCCTGCGGAGCCGCAACCACTCGGAAGCGCGCCAGAGAGTCATCAGGACCGGCCATGTAAAAATAAGTATTCGGCTCTACTTCGCCCCACTTAAAGTTATAGCCCGTGAGGTTTTGATTGTGCGCCCATATCTCTCTGGTCCGCATCGGGTCATAGGTAGTTGATGCCCCGTTAGCCGTCATGCACATAAATTCGCCATTCGCCGACGGCATCTGCTTAACAACAAACTTCATCTCGCCGGAACTGTTGTCAGTAATCAGCGTGTCGAGTCGGTCGGTCAGGCGGTCCTCAAGATTGCCAATCAATCCATCAACAGTCTGAAGGTTAACGGCGTGGTCTGGGTCAACAGGGTCAGCCAACTTAAATATGTTGGTGTCGTCCATGTTGAGGTTGCGCGCACGTATACCTTTGTTGGAATCCAGCCGTAGGATGGTCTCCTTCCCGTTAGAAGGCCCAGACTCAAACTCAATGGACTTCTTAAAAGTCGCGCCGTTGATATCCACCTTTAGGATGGTGTGATCGTCGCTAGAGCCAATTCCCTCAAACAGCTTAATTTGCTGAGTGGTGCCTGCGGCAGGGGCGATGTCCATCAATACATCTTGATCGGCAAACTTAATCGTGCCGGTCATGGTAATACCGTTGCCCCTGTCCTGAATCTCATTCAGCTTGAGGGGCGTGTTAAACGAGGTGTCGTTATTGCCTACATATATCTTGGTAGACTTTGTCCCAAGCTGTAGCGAGCTGCTATCCGTGCCTGAGAAGACATTAAGCGCAACAAGCCGCCTAGCCGTTCGTGAGTCCACCCCTGCCTGCCCACTAATAGTAAGCGGGCCTTCCATAGAGTCGCCGCCGTCCTTCTTCTTATGAACGTAGGCACCGTTAGCGTCTGTGACCGTCTCCCCAACAAGGTCATCAACGTAACCTTTAGTGATCAGGTTGCGCTCATGGTCCAGCGTGTAGCTGGCGTTGTACCTGAGCGGCTGATAGGCAAGCGTCTCTGATGAAGCCATCAAAAACTTAGTGGCGCCATTGCGCTGAATGCTGAGGTTGGTGTTAACCCCTGAGTCCAGCTTTATTGACTTTAAAACATCTGCACTTACTTCATCGTTAACGCTTAAAGGGCCGGTCATGACATCGCCGGTCTTGGCAACGTAATGATTGCCAACATCCTCCAGCATGGCATAAGTCACATAAGGCGAGACATCCTTACCTAGCTTGTATATCGCAGTGGGCCAGCCACCGGAGATTATGCCGCCTGTGCATGTCTCAGACTCACCATAAAGCACATCATAGCCGTCAGGGTGCCTGTAGTGCTGTAGACCTCCCTTGACGGTGTGAGTCTGTAAGATAAGACGGCTAGCATCGCCCCTCATCTCGCTAAAGAATAGAACTGCATCCTCGCCGTCAGCCCACTCGCTAAGGTCAGCGTCTGGCCCCTGCGCGCGTATCTTGAATCTGTTCTGAATCCCGCCCGGAAGCTGATTAAAGTTTGGCAATGGAACCTGAAAAACTACAGCCCCCTCCACAATGGATAGGTCATCGAGGATGTTTGTTTGCAGAGGGTCGGATGGAAAGTCAGACCAAACGGGCAGGTTTGGGGTAATAACAGCGGGAACTGACGGGCCAAAGATTGGGCCTCTAAACGTGCCACCAGTGACAGGAACCCAGTTGCCCTGTCCGTCAGGCTTGACGGGTAACCAATCCTGCTCTCCCTCATGCCACATGAACATTTCCATGACATCAAGGGTATCGTTAAACCATAGGTCGCCATCTTTGGGGTATATAGGAGGCGTGTCAGAGACAGTGGCGCCGCCATTCATCGCCATCATGGACTCGTACAAGAACCAGTTAGCAGTCTGTTGGTCGCGTATGGCGGATGGGTCGGTTGCCTTGGTAAATCGCCCCGTCTCCGTGCTACGGAACATGGGTTGGGCACCACGGGTAACTACATCATCGGTGTATATAGGACGCCACTGCCCTACGCCGTCCTCGTCAATCTCACGGCCCAGCAACTTATTGATGGTCACGCCGTCGACGTCATCGGTCACGACGTTGTCAGCAAGTGAGCCACCACCACCACCGCCAGCGCCGGTCATGGACACCCACCCGGAGCCGCCTATGTAGACGTACAGCTCCATAGTGTTGGCTGTATCGACCCACAGATCGCCCTCCTCGGGGTTCTGCGGCATGTCGTCCTGAACCTTGGTGAAGCGGCCAAAGATGTACTGCAGCGCGTCCTGAACGGTCTGGTCGTCAAGAGCATCAAGATGCGGGTCTAGGTTTATCTGGTCTGCAGTGATCTCGTGCGGGTTGTCCTTGTCGGAGATGTGTTGCCACAGCTCGTTGAAGGCAATCGCATTGAACGTGCAGGCAATCGTGCCGCCGTTCTTAAAGACGACCCTAGACGGGTTTGTGCCGTTGTATCTGCCACCGACAAGCGTGGCCGTTGCGACCCTGTCAGTAATCTTGCTGGACCTGTAGACGCCGTAGCCCGCCTCTCGGTTGCCGTCATCGTCGGCGGCGGCATAGAAGACCTTGTCCCCGTCGCTGAGTGCGCTGGAGAAGCGAGAGTAGCCCTTGTCGGTGCCAACAAGAGAGAAGTCACCACCGGCTACCTTGAACTTCTCAAGGACCCAGTTGGATGCCTGCGCGTCGTACATACTCAAACGACCATCCCGTCAATCTGCACGCGCAGCGCTGGGCCAGACCACCGGGTGACCTGATCCTCCATCGTCACATCAATCAGCGACTCGGCGAATCGATTCTTGTAGGTCTCGTAAAGCTCGCCGTCCTTCGCAAAGGCGCTGATCTCTGTGCACAGGCCGAATATGTATGCGTCAGGATTTTTGTTTGTCAGCCAGTTGGAGTCTTCGTCAGCTAGGAGAGCAGGAAGCCGCTGGTAGTAGACAATCTCAAGCACCTCGCTGTCAGCTGGCGGGGCGACCTGAATCTGGTTGGCTATGATCGTGTAGTAGTTGTGGCGAGGGTATGCCCTGCCCGGCGACCTTGACAGCTTGTTCATCTCCTCTGGTGACAGATACGTGAGTGTGCGCCCGTGTTGCTTGCCAGACTCAAGGATCTCAACGTCGCGAGCGCCGCCCCAATCACTGGGCAGCCCGTAATACTCCTCGTCGCTCTCCAGCCAGATCTGGGCCCTGATGGCCTGATCGCCTGTACGCAGAGCGTTGTTGATCTTGCCCTCCACAATCTTTACGAACGAGGGAATAGTGCCTACAAGCTCCTCGTCGTACCTGTCGCAGTATGCCTGTGCGGCTTCTCTGATCTCTTTTAGATTCATTTAGTACCCACTAGCACTTGTGGTGGTCTTGGTCGTTTTTGCCGACCACTGACCAATAATTTGTCTTCTTCTCGACACCGGACCAGTCAGCGCCCTTGGCGCCTACCTTGTTCCATACGTTGCTTTGCTTGCCTTGCAGTAGCCAGATGTCGTCGTTGATGGGTTGCTTGTTCCAGTCGCTATGCTCTGGGCACTGGTCGTGCCAGCCCCAGATAAACTCCGGCTCACCCAGTACCGCGAACGGGTGATCGGCAAATATCATCCTCCCAATCATTTACATGTGGCCGCAGCCACCTCCACCGCCATAGCCACCGCCATAGCCACCACCGTAGCCACCGCCATAGCCCCTGTTGAATCCACCACCGAACCCGCCGTATGGGCTAAAGCCACCACCAAAACCACCCATCGGAGCGGGACCCATAAAACCGCCACCAGAGAAGCCCAACGATGGGGGGGTTGGCATATAGGGCTGCTGGCCGCCGCCAGAGACACCCAAAGTTGGGGGGGTTGGCATATAGGGCTGCTGGCCGCCAGTCGCGGGGTCAGGCGCGGGCATGGGTGTGACACTGCTCACCTGTGGCGCTGATTCCGTCAGAGTAGGGGCCTGCGGACGCGATTGAAGAATATTCGCATCACTCCACGGCATGGGGCCGGAGAACTGCTGGTCGGTGTTGACGTTTCCACTTGTCGTGTAGCCCGTCATCGGCTTTGGCTGCTTAGATCCCATGGTAGGTCCTTATGGTCCGGGTGGAGGCGGTGGGGGCGGAGGCGGCGTCGCCTTCTTATTGTCTCGGCTATAAGCAGGGCCCTTTGTGTATTGGCCCTTCACACCAGTCACACCTTTATTTCTGGTTCTGTGCATAATCAGCGACATGTCAGATCCTGAATTTATCGTTGTATTGGAATATCTTGATCTCTGGCTCAAGCATGAAGCTGGCCAATAGCTTTTGCTGGGTCTCACTGTCCGCTGACAGGATGCCCTTGTAGCGACCGCCGTATGTCATGCCCTGCTCGGCTGCATACAGCATCTCGCCCGGAATACTTGCGACGACTCGTGCGTCGTCCTTGGTCTTGGTGCCGCCCGCGTTGCGGACCTTCTGTACTTCTTCTGCGATGGCGTCGTGGTTGGCGGCATAGCGCCGGACGTACATTTTGTTCTCACTGGCAGAGTACTTCTGCTCAATGCCTGTCCCGTCCTGCTGGTAGTGCAGATCCTTCATGCGCCAATTCCCTTTAGCTTGCTCGTAGTGGTGTAGGTCAAGGCACCGACCACACTGGGTACCAATGAGGTGGTGCCTATCGGTGTCATGCTCACTGACTTGGTTACATATGCACAGGAGCATTAGGAAAGCCGCCCGAAGGCGGCTGTGGTGCTTAGGCTGTTGCTTCGACGGTTCCGTCTACGCCGCAGATCATGGCTTGCGCCTCTTCTACGTGACAACGGAGGCCCCAGTCGACGCTGATCTCGCGCTTCTCTGAAAGACCAGACTTTGCCAGCTTGTCAGTGCGGTAGCCTTCAAGGTAGGACAGGCTCAGGTACTCTGGGTCCAAAATGAACACAAAGTCATCACCGTTCGCGTCCTTGGGCTGCAGTCGGTTAGAGACTAAGCGCAATGTGCCGAAGTCGGTCACAACCACGTTCACAGCGCCCAGTGCAGTCGCCTTAGAAGTCGCCGGAGCACCTTGGTCAGACGTCAGCGTGGCGATGCGTGCCTCGTTGTCAAACAGGTACGTTGACAGTGAGGAGATCACCTCGGGGCTGGACATCAGGACAGATGCCTCTGCGCCTTCCTTATAGACAGCCATGCAGGCGTCTTTTACGTCTTGGAACGACAGAGCCGCAGCGGTTCCCGGTGTAGCCTCTGCAGTAACGCCAGAGCCGTGCTGGAATCCACCAGCAGTACCGTTCATCACATTGGTCTCGATCCAAGAAGGCAGACCGCCGGTCTTGCCAGCAGTAGAGCTGGTGCCGGGGGTGGACGCTTGGTTGTTCAAGGCGATAGCCTCAACGTCACGGCGGATGTTCTGCTGACCCTTGGTCAACTCATACGCAAGCTGCTTAGCGTAGCCGATGGTGTCAGACGCGTCAGCGCGGTGCGAAGTAGCAATGCACTCTACTGAGATCTGGCTGTGGTTACCCACGCGCTCACCGGTCTCTGCCACGAAGTTGGAGGCATCAGCGCCGTCAACCTCTGCGTTAGCCACGTTAGGTGCTCGCAGCTTGTCCTTCACCCACTCGAAGTATGAGTTCTTGTGGCGGTTGGAGCCGACCATGTCGGTAAAGGGCAGAGGGATTTTGCTTACATCCCAGATGCGCTGCATAACGTCCTCATTAATGAAGCCGCCGGTCTCGATCCCCTTCAGATCGTAGCCGTCAATGTTTGTTGTAGCCATGATTATTCACCCATTAGGATTGCGGCCACCGCGTCGTGCTGTGCGTTTCGCTTGTTGGCACCTTTCGCGGTCTTGGCCTTTTCGATTAACTGATTCATCTTGCTCTTCTTCTTAGAGCCGACGAACCGACCATTTGAGGCCCGTTGCATCTTGGGTGCTTGCTTCTGAACTTTCTTCTCGGCTACCGTCTGGCCCTTGTCGTACAACATCGCCTTCTTCAAGACGTTGACATGGCGGCTGTAGATGACTTCCTGCAATTCATCGTCTGAGAATCCGACTTCCTTCGCATAATTGACGATCTCTGTGAGACCGTCCTTCATCTTGGATTCGTCGGCCCAGTCGGGGTTGCTCTCAATCATCGCGGCGCGTTCGTTCTGCAGGATCTCTGCTCGCTCTTGCGCCTCAACCTCTGCCATTTGGTCTTGCTGTGCCCTCATCTGCTGGCCCAGCATCTGACCGGCCTGTTGCAGCTCTTGGTTCCGTTGCTGGAACTCGACCTGCTTGGCCGTCCACTCAGCAGGGTCTGTGACCCTTAGCCGTTCCCAATCGATAGATTGGAACTCTTGGTTCAGTTTGCTCTGAAGCATTTCACCGAGGCCCTGTATCTGCTGTAACTGGGCCTGATATGCGCTTGCAACTTGTTGCCTCTCTGACTCGAAGGTCTTCCTCTCTTCCGCAAGGTTTCGGGCCTTCTCTTCGTTGGCCTTACTGTATTGCGTCTGGGAGATCGCCTCCTTCAAAGCGATTTTTTCGTCTTTGCCGTTGATTTTCAGGGATACAACAATCTCACCGTCATCACTCAACGCGAGTTTGTCAGCATCCAACCCAAGCTCTTCGGCGAAAGCTGCGAGTCCATCGTCGTCATCAGTCTCGTCAATCTCATCCTCGGGTTCGACGTC